TGACTGGAGTTCAGACTTGTGCTCTTCCGATTTTGCTTGCAAGGTATTGAAAGACCTCGTACAAATTTGCCCTTTCGCTTGATTGTAAGGGCGTCAAGCCTGCCAAGTTAAACAATCCACACTCAGCTATTTTCTTAATCGTCAAGTACCAACCATATTTATCATTCAATTGTCGTGAAGCGTTGGCATACTTTCCATCGCCTTGCGAAGCATAGAGGTCTGCAAATCTACTTGATAACTCTCGCTTAACTTCGTCAAAAAAAAACCAATTTCAAAGCCAACTTGTAAAGGTAATTTTAAAAAGTCAACGCAATTCCTTTGAAAAACCTCGTCACTGTATGCCTCGTCCTTTCTCCTAAGCAACACGGCAATGACATGAAGCAATCCTTGTGCATCATTGTTTTCAATTGCTTTGCGTCCTTTGTCAAATTGCGCTGCCTCAGCAAATTCAAGTAACGTGGACTTTGCCATGAGCTTATCAGGCAGGTAATACAAAGTTCCATTGAAATCGTATATCTGTTTATATTTAATTTCCTCTGGTACGCTTATCGCATTGAGAATCTTCGTAAACATGAAGGTCAAATATTTCAACTCCAAGCTTTCCGCAACCTTGCCATAACACGCATCTAAAGGAATGCCAGTAAAATAATTTACCACCTTTGCCATGTAAGGGTATTTTACCTGAGCCTCCCAGACTTCGTCCATGATTTCAAGACACTTGTCCAATGCCTTTTGATTTGCATTAAATATGTCAATCAATGCTGGAAGGAAACGGCGTACATTGTCTTTGACATCTTTTGTCAAAAGGATTATTTCACATTCCTGAACCACGTCGCGCCACAAATTATTCAAGTCAACCCCCAACTTCTTTGCATACGGTTTAATTTTTTCATACGCCGCGTTCATTTGCTTTTGTGCTATCAATGCATCAAGTTCAACTTCAGGGTATTGAGGTAAAATAAACTCATGGAAGTAAACGTATTGTTCCAAGGTTATATCCGCTGCCGTTTCAGGATAAAAATACTTTGTATCTGAATGCGATAAATGAAATTGTACCATTATTTGCGCCTGTTTTTTCTTGTTGGTTCGGGAATATTATCTGCAATTATTGCGCTCGATTCAACGCCTTTTGCATTTTCTTTAACCTCTTGCGGCAATACTTTTGCATGGCTAACAAGTGGCAAAGATTCAGGGCGTTTTAATTCCCTATACATTCCCGTGCCCGTCAACCGCACCGCCTTTTCCAAGTGTGAGCGAAGCAAAAGAAGTTGTTTCCTTCGCATCGGGTGTTCCTCGATTTCAAGTGTTATCACCTTTATCAAGTCAATAATGTAATGAGCCTTTTCGTTGTTCGTCATTTCGTTATTATGTTTTTTAAATACAGCTCCACTTCGCACCAGTACGCCGTGTTTTCATCCACGTCTGAGCCAAGTTGTCCGCAAATCTTTTGATTATTGCTTATAATTATGTCAGTCAAAAGCAAGGCTATCTTCTTTGCCTCCAGCCAACTGTCGTATTCACCTGTTACCACGTGCCGATAGGGCAATGTGTCGTAAATCATTAAATGCAATTCCCTTGCTTTTTCCTTTGGTGTCATATCTTTTTAATTAAATGCCAATACGTCTGAACCTTCCAAAAGCCTCATGCACCCGTAGCGAAGCGCGTCAATCCCGTGGTTATCCGCGTCCATTGGCGTTGAAGATTTCTTATCGTTCCAAATATAATTTCTTAATTCAAATTTTAAATTATACGATTCCTCTGTGACCACAATGGTAAAATCAGACATTTTCTTAATCCCATCCACCACGCTGCCAGCATACTTTTCCGTCTTATGCACATTGATACCATTCGAGGTAAGCGCATCAATTAACCGTGGTTCGCTTGTATCAGCCACAACCATGGCATCAAGTTCAATGCTATTCCTAATCTTTGTTAAAACCATGTCGTATGAAAGGCTTTGTTCGTAAATAATTTCCTTTACATAAATCTTGTTTGCCGTGGTATCAACCGCAACTTTAACCAATGCCAAGGGATCGGGATAGAAGCCGAAGTCAAGCCCGTAAGCAAAAGGTAGGCTTGTATCAAATTCACCTTCAACCCAATTTGGAAATACAACGCCTTGCTTCTTATCCAGCCATTTGCCAAGAAACCTGTGCGCGTATGCCTCAGGTGACTTTGTTTTTATTGCCTCAATCTTTGCAATGTAATCAACGCTTAAGTTATGGAAGTTATCCAAGTACGTTGTATGAATGTGTGTTATATCCTCATGCGTACTTATCGGGACGGCGTGTCCGTCAATCGTCTCCATGCGATGCGACTTTTCAAACCAACGCTTCCAAATCCAGTGTTCCACGTCCTGCGGGTTCATGACAAGAATAACAATGTTCGGCGTGTCAGGAATACGAATTGATTCGTCAATGGTATTAAAGTCTTTTTCGCTTACAAATTCTTCAGCTTCATCAACGATAAACACGTTTAACGCTGGTATCGATTTTAACTTTGCCGTTTGGTTTCCTGAACTTGTTTTGATTCCTGAAAAGATTATTTCACTCTTTGTCACCTTGTGACTTATTTGCGCGTTGGTCATATTAAATTCGTCACCCACGCCGAGCAAGTCAATCTTTTCCCTGAACTCAGGGATAACGGAAATATTCGCACTTGATAACGTGTACCTTGTAAAAAGCACCTTCCAATTTTTATAAGCCAATAACATATTACAAGCCCAAAGCCCCACGGTAAAGGACTTTGCCGAACCACGCCCCCCAGTGATGAGGAAGTAACGCGTCCGCGGTTGCCAGAGGGCTTGATATTTGTCACTGACTTTTATCTCCATTATACCAATTCAAGTTTAAGTTGCGCAATGTGCGCCTTGTATCGTTTTTCTTGAGCCTCGAAATACTCCGTATCCAATTCAAAAGCTGTAAAATCAAATCCCATTTCATAAGCTGCAATTCGACTGCTTCCACTTCCCAAATGGGTATCAAGTATTTTATCGCCTTGCTTTGCGTAGTTGCTTAAAAGCCATTTGTAAAGAGCGATGGGTTTTTGAGTAGGGTGAATTCGATATTCTTTATTTTTCATATCCTGTTGAAGCATTCCATTCCATCGAAAAGTAAACATTCTTACTGCCGTTTTAAATGAAGTGTAAGCAAGTTCACAATCAGCAAAATCTCCCGTATTGTCTTTATCCCATACAATCCAACAACTACTATTTGAATGAGATATATTTTCTATAAAATGATTTGCTCCCCAGATAATTTGATTTTTTGAAATGCGTTTTAACTCATTAAAATATTCAATACTCATTGGGTTTAAATCATTCCCATAAAATGGTTTATAATTTTTTGCGGTTGCGTTTTTCCCTCTTGTATAATTTTTACTTCCATCCTCCCCTATCCCATAAGGCGGGTCAACAATTGCCAAATCAAAGTATTTATCTGGATACCGTGCCATGCCTTCCATACAATCCTCATTTGTTACCTCGCTTATAAATTTATTCACCTTGCTTATTTTCCTTTGTAAATATAATCGTTGGCACGGTCACCTTTTCCCCCTGCGTCGTAATATCAATGTTTTGCTTTGCCTTCCCGTATGCCCTGTCAAGGAGCAACTGAGCCGCCTTGATATCACCCTTTGCCGCCTGTTCCCTTAGCTTCATGATAATAGCCTCAGCCGCCGTGATACCGTCCTTTTCCTGCCCCATGACATTTGCCATTATCAAATCAAGGGCTGGGAGTTTCTTGGGGCGACCGTTGGGGTTGCCTGATTGTCCTTTGGGAAACTTATGCTTTATTATATCCTTTGCTGCCATGTGCTGTTACTGTGCTGTTATTCTAAGCCTAAAAAGGCTTTTAAGGGGTAAAATACCAACGAATTACGATAACCACCTTCTAAGGTTGGAATTATTGGCGTCACCCCGTGAACGTTGCGCCACGCTGGGTAAACAAGGATTGAATTATCTTGCTGCCCAATAGTTGCTCCGTAATCGGGTATATGTAAATCACCGCCTTTTGAATTAAACTTTTTGCAGATTATTACATTTACTGCCCCGACGATGTTTCCCGTATCCCTATGAAAAGGTGCTGAAATATTATAATTTGAAATAGAACTTGTAAACAAATTGGCAAACCTCCATTTTTCTGGCACGTCTTTAAATAATTCAACTTGCTTTTCGTATTGCTTTGGTAAAATTTCTTTTATAAGTTCTTCGCTTTCCTTTGCCAAAAGCAACATTGCTTTTATAAATGTTTTAGCGGTTTTTGCTCCGTGAACACTTGACATTGCTGGATATGGTCTTCGCATATGTGGTTTTGGAGCGCAACTACCAATAATTGTACTTAATTGAGATATCCATATTTGACCTTTTGCAATTGCTTGTTTTTTCGTCCCCCTATTCATTTTAGATTTTGGAACATTGCTACTTTTAAACTCCTTGTTTGCTAAATCTGCCAACTTGCACATTTTCTCAGGCATCTTGGTAAGGTAAAAACCTATTGCCTCACCGTCTGCATAGAAAATAGAATCCTCTATAACATTTGGTTCAATGTATTCGCATTTGTCGCCAATCTTTACATTGTGTTCAACCTTGATTAAATCTACTCTTTTCATAATTATTGATTAAATGCAAAAACATTTGTACACGCTGGAAACCAACTTTTCTGCCATGTATTGTAATCTCTTGTTTTAAACTTTGCCGTATTGCCAACGTCTTTTAAGTCTGAGTATTGTTTTTTTTGTTTTTCAATGATACTCCAAAACCTCGGCAAATTATCGTCAATATCAAAACTCCATTCGTAAACCAATTTAGAAAATACTTTTTTCGTGTTTTCTAATATCAACATTTCAGCCCCTTCAATGTCCATCTTGCAACAATCGAAATTTTTCGCCTCTTCATCAAAGTTTAAACACGCAACTTTAATTCCTTTATTATTCCATTTTTTAACGATGGAATTTCTCCATACATTATTATTATTCCCAATAAATAAAATTAATTCTTTCACATCATTATGAACCAAAGCCGCTTCCTTGATATTAGCCTTAAATCCATTTAGCTTTAAATTTTCTTCAATCATTTGACAGTTGAAAGGGTCAGGCTCATAAACTGTAACCTCAGCCCCTTTTGAACAAGCTAACAAAGTAAATGCACCAACGTTTCCGCCGCAATCCATCCATCTTTCATTTGGCTTTATTGTCATTCCTTTTTTCTCATAAACTTTATTACCAATAACCTCTTTGAATGTTTTTAAGTCTGAAAAACCCTCCCGATGATAAAATTTAATTCCATTAATAGAATCTTGAATCATTTTCATAATTTATCTTTTTCAGCCTTTAAGTATTCCATTATCATACCTCCAACGTATGCCTTCATGCCTCTCCAATATTTAACCAATGCGAAAGCCTCTTCGTAATGTTCGGCTTCAAATTCTATTTGTATTGCCTTCTTTACCCCGTCGGTCATGTCCTCAAGTTGCTGGGAAACGTCATCGTCATCAAGTATTGAATAATCAACGTCAACCGCTTTAAACTGCGGTATTTCCAACCCCCACGCTTCCAAGTCCACCACGTCCCAATCGTTCGCCAGTGTGTCCCAGTCCCATTCGCCAAAGGCTACATTGTCCGCAATGATAAAGCGCTTCTTTTCCTCCTCGGTTAAATCGCTGCTTCGTTTTACCCATGCTTCATCCACGTTTGTAAATCCAAGTTCTTGCAAGGCGCGAAGCCTCATGTTTCCACCCAAAACGACGTTGTTTTCATCAATGACCATAGGGCGAAGCGAAAGCATCTTAGGAAACTCGGTGATGCTTTGCTTTAGCTTTTGAAATTTCTCATCCCTCAAGACCCGTGGGTTGTTTGGGTTTGGTTTAATATCCTTTAGCTTCATAATCCTTTTAACACTTGTTTTCTTTTGTTGTTGACGGTAAGCAAATTTCGCTCAGTCAAAAGCCATTTCCTTCCAGCCTGCAAATGATTGAAATAATTACTATCATTTTCCAAGTCCTGTTTAAATTGCCCTGTCAAATCGTCGTTGCCCTCGTACAACCGAACCCCTGGAACATTGAACTCCGTAATTTCCTTCGGTGCATAAGGAACGCAACCTGTGACCAACATTTCCATCGCAAAGTTATTTGACTTGCTTTGATTAAAATTGTCGTTTGTCAAAGGGAACACGGCGTAATGTGCCGCACTGTTTTTTATCAGCTCGAAATACTGAAACAAAGAATTGTTCCACGGTATGACTTTAACATTTGGATACAATGTTTTTCCGAGCCATTCAGGGATACCAATGAATGCAACCTCGGTGTCCTTGCGGCTGCTCACATAATGCCAAAATGTATCAACCGTTTTCAAGTCCTCAATGTGTGTCATGCTTCCACGCCACAACACGCGTTTAATCTTTGCCTCCAGCTTATCAGGTGACACGGGGCAAAGGGGCGTCACTTGAAAGTCAATGGCGTTTGGGATAATCATTATCTTGCTTTCGTCAAAGAATTGCTTATAAAACTCTTTGAGAAATGGTGTTGATACAATGATAAAATCAGCATACTTAAAAGCCTTTTCAACCGATTCTTTTACCTGAGGTTTCCCGAAGTGTGCCGACGCTGGATTTGCGGCGTTGACCTCATGCAAAAGATCGTCGTGGTCAAGAATGATTTTTTTACCCATCTTCTTTGCCTCCGCAACCATGGATAACATTCCCTCGCCGTTGGGGCGTTGGAAGAGGATAACGTCAACGTCGTAAAAATCGTACCACTTTACCGTCTCAGGATTCAAATACGTAATATGAAGATTTACCATCTGAGAGCGAAGCCGCATGAAGGGATTTACCGAACGGTAGTAATCGGTTGTTGGACTGGTTAAATTGGTTACAATGCCTAACCTCATTTATTGTGCTTTTGGTAATTATCCAATAAAATATTTAATACCTCTTCCATTGAGTGTTTAACATTAGTTTCCTTCCAGAGTTGAAATTGTAAGTCCAACAACTTCTTTCTTATTTTTTCGTCCCGATAACTTACCGAAAACACGGCGGGCGTTTGTTTATTCACATTCATTTTTTTGTTCTTTTAATCTGTAATAACGTTCCATTTGGTATTTATTTACCCTCTCCTTATTCGCTTGATACCATGCTTGATTTCTTAACCTTTTTTCAGCTTTCTTTTCAGGTGGTTGGTTTTGGTGATAAAGCATGAAATATTCCTTTTGCTTTTGCTTTTGGTACTCGGTCATATTTTCCCGATACTGCTTTTGATACTCAGGTGTCATATTAAAATGGGAATGGTTCGTCGGCGTTTAATTCTTTTTTTAATTCCTGTGCAACTGAATTCGTCAATGGATTAACATAACCGCCAGACGTGTTCTCCCCCGGCGTTGCCTTGCCTCCAAACTCGATATTATTCACCATGCAACAAATAATCCCCGTCGGTTCTCCATTTTTCATGTACGCATTTACGCCGCCTGTTCCTTCTACGACAACATACGTACCTTTTACCAAATGCGGTGCAAGTTTGGAACCACGCTCACCCCACATTGAGCAAGTGACCCAAACGGTTTTTTCCGTGGGATTGTTTCCAAATGTTTTTTCCGTGTGTGCCACGGAGAAAGAGCAAACGGTTGTATCGCCAACCGATTTTATTTCAGCATCCTGACCAATGCGACCTGCAACTATTAATTTTATCATTTTATTTTTTCTTTCTGCAAAGATAATAATTTATTTGTTATTAAATTTAAAATATTTTTTAAGAATATATTTGTAACTTTGTAACCTTATTCCTGCCCTCAGGAACATGGTAACAAAAACAAAAGCAAATGATTGATAACAAATTCTTTTTTGACAAATCCGTTGAGCTTGGTTTTACCACGCGCGACTATGAACCCCTGGTTGACTTGCATACCAACGGCGCAAAGGTTTTGCAAAGTCTGGGCTGCGAAAGTGTTTTCGAGTTCGGCTCTGGACTTGGTTTCTTTCTTTCCGCTTGTCAGCGCGTTGGCTTGTATAATTACATGGGTTACGACATTAACCCTTATGAAAGGGAATTTGCGATAAGCAAGGGCGTTGAGCCTGGAAGATATTTACTTGGTGAACTTAAAACGCATGGCAGTTACGATGCCATTTACTCTACTGAGGTTTTTGAACACATGACCGACGAAGAGATAAATAAAGTAATGCCGATTCTTTACAAAGCCTGCAACAAATATTTTTATTTCACCAGTACGCCTTACGCCTCAGCCGATCCAGCCTTCGACATTGAATGGGGTCATATTAACTTAAAACAAAAAGACGAATGGGTAGCCTTGTTTCAACGCCACGGTTTTGACTTACTTAGGGAAACAACGGAGGTAACGCCTTGGGGATTGTTGTTCGTTAAACTGGGAGGAAAGTAATATGGCAAATTTCATTAAAGCAGCCTTGGACAAGGTTTTGACATACGAAACACCGCCAGCCGTGGTAAAATACATGGAAATGCAAAGCGCGATTGGGAATCCGCCGTGGAAAAAAAGGAAAAACAAAAACAAAATAATATGAAAATTAACATGAATAAAATTTGGAATGAAGAGTTTTTAAGCTATGAAGCTAAATATGGCGAAGAACCAAAAATTATAGGGAAACACAATGTTTTTAAACATGTAATTATTTGGCATGACCCAAAAACTACTCCAGTTTCTCAAGTCGTTCACTGGTCAAAATCTGAAGATTTGCAGCGTGATATGGTTGATTTAATGTTATTGATAAAACATGAATCAGAAGATGAAAACGTTTTACAATTTTCAACAGGTATTTACATTGAAACAGATAATATTCCAGAACCTATTTATGAATTTAGATATTGCGATGAAACAAAGAATTATATGTATGCTCCACCAGAGGGAGAAATTATTGCTTTTTCTTTAGTTTGTGATTTGCCTTTAATGATGAAATTTAATGAAAATGAGTAATATTTAAGGGAAATTTTGTATATTTTTTGATTAAAAAATATAATTAACGGTAAGTAGGCTTGAAAGTAGCCATCTTTTAAAGAGTTGTCCCTGAAATAATGGGAGCGTACGGACAAAAAGTCAGCATCCTGGGAATATCGTTATAGGGTGTCGCACGTAGGTTGTAACGAGCCTCGTATCTTGGTGTTAAAACACACCGTTAATTTTTTATTATTAAAAAACAAAAGAAATAAGTAAAAAGAATTTCGTATATTTGCTTATCCTTTTGAATGGCGTAGCAGGTATTCAAAAGGAAATTGGAACAAACCATTGTTCTAACCTTTGCCAACGAACTGCTACTCGTTGGCATTTTTTATAACTTATGGAGTTTTCATTTAACGTTGAATTTGCAAATCGTTACGGTATTGACGAAGCTATTATGATAAAATCTTTCCAATTTTGGATAAGGTTAAATAAGGCTAATGGCAATAATTTTAATGATGGTAAGTATTGGACTTACAATACGAATAAGTCACTGGCTTTGTATTTTAGCTTTTGGAGCGAAAAACAGGTGCGAAGGATTATCGAAAGTCTTGTTGATAAAGGTATTTTAATAAAAGGTAATTATAATAAAATCGGGTACGACAGAACGATTTGGTATGCCTTTGTTAATGAAGATTTATACCTTTCAGATAACTTTCATTTACCAGATAATGAATTTGACCAAAAGGGAAATACCATTTTACCAAATGGGCAAATGGATATTTCCAAAAGGGCAAATCGATTTTCACGAATGGGCGAACCTATACCAGTTGCTAACCAAGTACTAAATACATTTACTAACTCAGATAATATTGAAAATCCTTCAGATTTTACCGACTTTACAAAAGTTGAAACAAATGTCCAAAGCCCCAAAGTAAACCCCTTTACCGTTGTTGCTAAGTTGCAAAGTGAAAAAGAAAGAAAAGTTGCGCCAAAAGAAAGAAAAGCCGCCGAGCCGAAAGCTGAGCGCCAGCCCTCGGCCACTTACGCCGCCTTTACCGTGTTTTGCCAAACCTTTGAAGCGTTATCCGGTGCAGCGTACCCAACTGACCAAAATGGACATTACATAATGATGCCAAAAGATGCAGGGCAAATGGTTTATTTAATGCGGTACATTGACAAAATAGATAAGCAGGGCAATAGCATTGAGGCATTGAAGGTGTTTATTCAAGCCGCATGGTCATTGAATGACAAATGGCTGAGGGCAAATTTCACCATAGCCAACCTTTACTCTCAAGCCTCAAAGATATTTACAGCATATCAAACCACAAGCCCAGCGGCGAAGGACAAAGCGTATAATGACAGGATTCAGGAATTGCTTGCAGAACGCATGGCAAAGTTTCAAGATTAATAAAACCAACCAATTATGAATAATTTACCAATTATTGCAAACCGCGTGGAAGAGAAAATACAAGACGTGCAGCTTGTTATTCAAAACCGCGAACTTAGGATTTTTAAAACAGGAACAAAAGAAGCTATTCCCAAAATTGCACAAACATTAAGCCAACTGCTTCCCGTGTATGGCATTGAGCCAAAGGCAGAACACTTAATGGAGGTTACCGAATTTATTTCAAATTACAAATTACTTGCCGTCGATGAAATTAAACTGGCTTTTGAAAAATTTGCAAAACAGGAACTTGATATTAATGACCACAAATTATATGGAAAAGTTGACCTTCATGCCATTGGGCGAATAATAACCGCGTACATCACCTGGAGGCAAAAGATATATTTCGCCATGGATTCAGATTTGCAGGCGAAGAAAGAAGAAGAAGAAAGAATGAAACGCCTGGGCAAAGTGGCTGAGGAATACGATAAGGACTTTGATAATAAGCTGAAAAACTTTCAAAAGCCGCTGGAAGAAATACCAGTGTTTTGGTACGACGAATGTGTTAAACGTGGTTATATTAATGAATGGAACGAGGGGGAAAAGGAAGCCTTGTGGGCTGAGGCGCAGGAAATGGCAAAGCAGGAAAAGCCCGATTCAGATAATTTAATTGATAGAAAGAACCACATGAGAAAGATTGAAGAAGGAAATATGCCACGTGCCCGCGCACTTGCTTACAAGTTAGCCGTTTGGAGAAAGGTTTTATTAAGATAAGTTTCATAATTTGGTTTTGTTTTAGTGGGGTATAGAAATTATGCCTCACTTTTTTTTAATTTATTTTTGTAAATATTTTTTTATTCAAATAATTATATTTAAATTTACGTATTGAAAATAACAAAAACCAATTATCATGATGACATGGAATGAATTAAAAAACCACTTTGACAAGGTTAACGAATTAGTAGCCGATGCTGCTTTTGTAAAAACTGTTTACCACGCGGTAAAATCTCAGGGTTGCACTGACGAAGAATGGGAGGCAAACAAAATGCCAATCGTTGCAAGAATGGCAAATGAGTATCTAAACAAGTTAGACCAGGATATTAAAAAAGTTCAAGAATCATGGAGCTAACCACTCCATTTTTCCACCTTTCAAAAACTTACCAAAATGAATATTACGAAATACACCTGCAAATGTACCCTCGATAAAAAGCTGGGTCACTTTGTACACGTCAATTTCTCCCACGGCTTCGGCTTATACGGACAAACTTCGCCGCATTCTCCTGAGGATAACATGGAAATCCACGGCTGGACATTTGAGCCAGAAACCATTGACTTGGAGTTATATCCAAAAATCAACCGTTACAATCTCATGCCCCTTGTGGCTGAGAATGAAATGGACTGGACAATTTTAACAAATCAATCACTTTAAAAACAAACCAAAGATGAACAATTCATTAGAGCAAGCAAACAATCTTCTAAATTATTACGAAGAAACCGTTGTTAAACTTAGGCAAGAAATCAACAAGTTAAGCCTTGATAGTCAGAACGATTGGCTTATGTCTTTAGATATGTATATGTATTCGCTGAGATATACATTTAAATTAGTTGATTCTTACAAAGTAACACCGATACAATTTTACAAAGATGAGGTTATTGAAATGATGCACAAATTTGAAAAGCACGCGGCAAATAATAAAAATTCAAGAATGTTTAATTTGAATATTAGCATTATTGAATATTGCGGAAACGCTATTAAGGAAATGGAAAAAATACCAACGAAATGATTAAGATACAAGACTTCGCGTTAAACGCTTGTATATCCATTTGCCCCAATCACATCGTTGAACCAAAGCACTTGCAAAAATGGTGGAGGGAAAAAGGAGTAGGTGAAATTGAAAAATACTTTTGGACGGGAAAGAAGATTAGTTACGATCAGGAAATAGACTGGAAAGCAATAAGCGACCACAAAAAACAAATGTGGTACGATTCTCAAAATTTTCAAATTCAAGCAGGAAATGAATATTCTAAAAGGCAAGGTTAAATACACGGCGGGCAAAGTGTTCGAGGGTCAATACGGACCATCCATTAACGCCGTCATTACATTAGACAACGGCACGGAGGCGCGCGTTTACGGAAAAGCAGACGATACAAAGTTAATGGCATTGAAAAAAGACGACGCCGTGACTGTTATTTACGACGGCAAAAGTTACAAAGTCGCTTTTGACATGGTCACAGCGAACGAAATACCTGAAAAGGTACAAACACCCACCGAAGGCGCAAACGTGCAGCAGGCGGCAAATGTACCGCCAAGAACCAACGGTAAAATGACACACGACGAAATCACGGAGAAAGCCACGTTAATGACCTCGGTTTACGCCGACATATTTCACCAGTTGCAAGCATCGGGGCTTGAACCTGCCCAGGCGCAACCAGCCGCCGCCACGATTTTTATTCAAATAGGAAAATATTTTTAATCAATTTGGTACGTTTTTTCCCCAGCCTGAAATATGGCTGGGGTTTTACCGCGCCGCAAAACAAAAGAAACATGGAAAACCAAGAAGAAAAAGAAACGTCGTTGGAATACTTTTATGACAAAGTATTAGACGCATCCGAGTTTTACGAAAGCGAATACCAAGCCATTGTCGATGCCTTGAATGAGGCAAAGAAAATGTATGCCGAGGAAATTATGAACGCCTATAAAGACGGTTGGATAAGAGGTGCTGAAGTATTTTTTAAACCTAATGAAAATATATAACCATGCTCCTTCCAAAAAAATACATATCAGTCAGCCAAATTAATCTTTGGTACAGTGACCGCCAAAAGTATATCAACCGTTACTTTTTGAACATTCCCGAAGAACCATCTATTTATATGGATTTTGGCAAACGCTTTGCCGAGGACACGGAAGCGTTTATCAAAAATGGTATAATCATGGAAACCTTTCCTGATTTTTACATTGACAAAATTCAAAGCTTCAAAGGACTTGAGGCTGAAAAACCGATAAGCCTTTCCATTAATGACATTCAAGTCGTTGGATACATTGACGCATGGGACAGGGAAAACAACCGTGTCATTGACTTCAAGACCTCAGGCAGGCAGTGGACAATGGAGACATTGAAAACAAGCCTTCAAATGAAGGTTTACGCACTCGCAATGTTTGTCAATGGCGATACAATCCCCGAAAGCCAAATCAACTGGCTGGGAACAAAGAGAACAAAAAACGGATTATCTTTTACGGGCGAAAGTTATGAATTAAACCATACCTTTGAAATGGATGACTTGCTGAAAGCCATTGTCTTAATTGAGCAGACTTGTAAGGAAATTAGCGAGTACTACAAAAGATTTTTAAATGAATGAGAAAAACGAAACAAGGGGTTTAAGGTTCAATGATGAAAAAATCAGATACGACCTTATTCCCCCTTTGGCTCACCGTGAATGCGCCAAAGTCTGGACAAAGGGTTTGGATAAATACCCAGCGGGCAACTGGGAAAAGGGGATGCCATGGAGCGAGGTTATCGCCTCCGCCTTGCGTCACTTGGAAGCCATTCGTTTGGGTGAGGATATTGACCCGGAGGACGGTTGCCTTCATGCGGCACACTTGCAATGCAACGCGCAAATGTTGACTGAATATTATTTTACTAAAAAGGAATTTGATAACCGTAAAAAGTACGACTTATGAAAAAAGAAACAGTTGAGGAGGTTGCAGAAAGATTTTGGCGAAATGATAAAACTATGTCTGATTATGTTCAGCAAGCTTATATAACTGGTTTTATCGCTGGTTCTAAATGGCAACAAGAACAAGATAGAGAAATGGAGAAGGAGCGGATTATTAATGCTTTCAAAGAAGGTAATTTATATCATGGATGGGCTTTAAAGCATGAGCCAGAACAATATTACAACGAAACTTATAAAAACGAAACAAAATGATTTTAACCGACAAAACCATCATTGACGAAATTAGCGAAGGAAACATAGTTATTGAGCCTTTCAACCTTGAAAACCTTGGTACTAATAGTTACGATTTAACTTTGTCAAATACCTTGGTGCTTTACACGGAGCGCGTATTGGACGTACGCAAGAAAAACCCATCTGCACCAATGATTATTCCTGAGGAAGGGTTGATTCTCCAGCCTGGCATTGTTTATCTTGCTTCCACCGTGGAATATACGGAGACCATGAAACACGTGCCAATTTTGATGGGAAAATCATCATTAGGAAGATTAGGACTTGCCGTCCACGTGACCGCAGGATTTGGCGACGTTGGATTTAAAGGGCATTGGACGTTGGAACTTTTGACGGTTCAGCCGCTGAAGATTTACCCAGGAATGAAAATTGCTCAACTTACTTATCAGGATATTTCGGAGATGCCAAATATTTCGTATTATAAAAAGCAAGATGCAAAGTATTCGAATCAAGGGAAAGATCCTGTTGCCTCTAAAAACTATTTAAACAAGCAGCCATGACCGACGAAGAAAGGGAAAAGCAAAGGAAATACGACCGCGAATATTACCGAAATATGCCAGCCTTCCAAAAGGACAAAAGAAGGGAGGCAACGCGCCTCAGGAACAAAGATAAATATTGGAAGCTGAGTGAAGAAGAAAGGCAAATAAGGAAAGACAAAAGCCGCGCATATTATTACGCAAACATTGAGGCATCACTAATTAAAGCAAAAGAATATCGTGAACGAAAATTAAAAAGTAAATATGAGTGACGAAGAAAAGAAAGCAAAGCGCGCCGCCTATATGGTACAATGGAAAGCAAATTTAAACCCATTCATAAAGGAAAAACGGCGATTAAAAAACAATGAATACAGGAAATACGCGCGAACAAAATGGTCTCCTGAGTATCTGGAAAAGGTTAGGGAAAAAAGAAGGCTTTATTACGAAAAAAATAAAGAAATATTATCAGCCAAAATGAAAATTTATCGAGAAAACAAAAAAAAGAAAAACCATGTTAACTGAAAGAGAAAAACAAAAATTAATCAAAGACCTTGCCAATATCTTCATTGCCGCTGGTGGCATTTTAACCTTGGCGTTTGCCATTTATTATATTGTTGACCTTGTAAAAAAATGGTACTCATGAAATACGAAATCAAGTACAATGACAAACGAATGATTATTGAAGCCGAAAACATGGAAAAGGCTTTGGAACAATTTAAGGAATTAAAAATCGACGTTAAAAACTTTGAGATAAGCATTTCAAAGTTTGGAGAATACAGGAAATGAGTGTTTAGTTGTTAAAAGTGTTCTTTTGTGTCCGCGTCCTTTCGATGCGAACATTTTTTTTTAATTTATTTTTGTAAATATTTTTTTATTCAAATAAATAATATTAAATTTACATAACAAAACAACCAAAAATGAAAAACGAATTTGTAATCTGGGGTATAGCACCAAACGCAACTGAAGAAGATATTCTTTTTACCAAAGCCGAAACAATGGAAGAGGCAAAGCATGTAATTAATATTTTAACTACTCAGCATAATTGTAAAGCGTGCAGAATCCAAGTGATTGACTTTACAAAAGAAATTAATTTTTTATCAATTATTAACAAATAACCAATTATGAAAGTAAATGAAGTAAAAGTCCAGTATTCTAAAAAAATAACTGGCAAAGTATCAAATGTTCAAAGTGCTGTTGATTACTGTAAAAGTATTATAGAATTTGAAAATAGAATGGAATACCAGGAAGTATTTGCTGCTATTTATATAGATCATGCCAATAATATTCTTTGTCATCAAATTATAGGAATTGGCGCAATATCAGCAGCAATAGCAGATATTAGAATAATAATGTCAACGGCATTAAAGACATTATCAACTAAAATGATATTATGTCATAATCACCCTTCAGGAAGTTTGAAGCCTTCAGATGCTGATATTAAACTTACAAAAGAAATAAAAAATGCAGCATCATTTTTTCAAATAACAGTTGTTGACCATATTATTTTAACAAAAGAATCTTATTATTCTTTTGCTGACAACTGTATTTTATAATCATTAAAAAACAACCAATTATGGAAACCACAATTTTTGCAGTTATGTACTTTGGCAATGCCAAAAGATATCATGATTTAAACTATGAAATTGAAGCCTTCACAAAGCGCGAAGCCGTTGAAAAATTTTACGAAAAAATGCGCAACGAGGATTATTTCCCCGAAGACGAATTTGTTTACGGTGGACTTGTTCGCGACTGTGACGGAAATATCATTGCTGAGCAAGGCAGCGAAACCATTGAATACGATGGAGGTTATTTTTACGCAGAACCAGTAATTCAATAGCCATGAAATTATATAACAATTTTCAAAAAGAAGTACAAAAATTTCCAATTATTGCTGGTATGCGATTAGACGGAAAAGGCAACAATAAATTAAAAGTTGTTGGTTACAGATGGGTTGAATTTACGTATGATGTTAACCCTGAAGTTGCAGACGATAAATTAATTGTTGAAGAAAAAATAATTAAAAAGACATTTTTATGAAAGACAAAATAATTGACTACGTTCCACAGAACAAGCGCCTCCCGTACCAAGTTGCGGCAGGCGTTGGCGTTGCCTTCGTGGTTGGGTTGATTTATTCCCCAATTAACACCCAGTACCAATATACCTCATTTGTCCCCATTATTGAGCGTGACACGGTGTACGTTCACAAAATTACTACTCTTACCTTTCCTGCAAAACAAGAAAGTAAAGAAATAAATGAAGAAGCCTATGGATCACGTTCATACGGATGGGAAATACGAAAAATGAATATTCATGAATTAAGGCGAAATCTGCAAGGCAAAGGATTCAGAAACCTCGATAAAATCGACCTGTTTAAAATGCGTCGTATATGGCTTGCCTATTCCTATGAATCCATGCTTATGAACGTACACCACTTGACCGACTTCCCAGTATCTATGATCTATAGCTTTTTCATCATTGAGGCAACCACCTCTGGCGTTGAAACCGAACTTTGGCGCAAGCATGCCAACGCTGGCGGCGTGAAGGCATTGAAAAATCAAAAGTCTGTGACTTACAAAACACGGGAGGTCATTCGCGGGCGAGACAAGTGCATACGCGCCAAGTTTATGAGCGCAAGCACCACCGAAGAAGGGATGAAACTTTGGGCAGACGTTTTAAATTCTGGAAGGTACGCCGCCTGTAAAAAGGCAAATTACAAGTTGAAAGGAATCAGGTTATACGAAAGTATCTGTAAATGCGTGTACAAATCAGGGTATCACACGGACAGGGATTATAAATTCCGCGCCTCGTTAATGGCTGAGTTCTGGGAGTTGAAAAAGAACCATTACCCATTGAAAGGAAAAAGAGATGAATTTTAAATTATTTTGCATTTATTTTTGTAAATATTTTTTTGTTTAAATATTACTTTGTATATTTACATATCGAAAGAACGAAACGATATTTCACACAACAAAAACAAAACAAAATGAATCAGAAAGTAATTTTAACAAACAAAACAACGAACAAAGTATCTTTAAGAGTATTTCGTTCAAAAAAAGAATGTGCTGCTTTTATTAGTAATTGGAGCAATACATATACATTTAAGGTTTTAACTACATTTTAATTCACAGGGCAGCGCCCCCCCAGCTGCCCTAATTTTTTACACACAACAAAAAACAAAATCAAATGGAAAAGAATTTCAACAATTTACAATTCAAATGGACATTTGAATCAATTTCGGATAACATCCCAACCATTATGCTTTTAACAATTGTTTTAACGTATGGCATCAACGCCTACCTTACCGCTATCTTTTTACCCATTGACTTTTGGCTTGCGATCATTGCAGCCAGTATCTTACAACTCGGACGCTTTGCCGTTGTTTTCATGGACTTCCTGAATCCAACCAAAGGGCGAAGCACCTACCCGCCAAAGATTGCCCTGGGCGCGACGCTTGTCGCCTTGGTTGAAATCTTCTTTGGCTTACAGGAACAATATGAAGGCGGCGAATTTATCACCATGTTTTTATTCGTTGGAACCATCATTGTTTTCGGTTACCTTCTTGAAATCAACTTTGTTGACAAAGGCGTTGAGGCTTATGGTATCAATACACCTTATCCAAAGCCCAATCGCAAAAGGAAACCACGTGTAAAGGTTCAGGCAAAAGAAAACAATGAAACCACGGTAACAA